ACAAGGCCGCTGAAGAACTCTCGGTCCTCTTCTTCCTGCCGTGTCGCCTGCACCTGCTGACGCAGACTTTCGTTCTCTCGCTCCATGGCACGGATTTCCTTCAACTGTGCGACCGTCAAGCCCTTCTCCATGGCTTCTTCCTCATAGAACGAGTCATCGTCCATGATGGCCTGCATGATGGCTTCTTGGTCGTAGGAGCCGTCCTCGCCCGCTCTAACGCCGTACTTCTCCGCAAGCATGGCGAACATGGGCTTGGCATTCTCCGACTTCTGCTGAAGGTCTGCGTACTCTTTGTAGCGACCGTCCAATGCTTTCTTGACTCGTGCGTCATACTCGGCTTTGAACTGCGGATTGCTCTTCAGCATCCCGTCAAAGTCCACAGCGGCGTCCTGTGCAGGGGTCGCATTGGGATTCCCCATAGAGTTCTGCCCGGTGGGTGCGGCGTCCACCCCGATACTGCCCGAAGAACCAGTTCCCTGCTCGTCAGCAAACAACTGGAGATATAGAGGAAGCATACCTTGCTCCTTTCTGCCACTTATGGGCGTGGCAACCCTTATACCATCTGTATAACAAAGGCGGGGGCTACGATGTAACCCCCACCCGTTTCACTTGATGAACTTGTAACTGATGTACGCCGGGTACCCCTGTGCCAGTAACCGGAACCCTTCGTTCACGACACCGGCTTTGGTGTTGGTCACCTTGGTCGGTTTCCACTTCACCATGCTGTCGCCTTCGTCCAAGCGAAGGTCGATAACATCATCTCCGAGGGCCGCTACCAAGGTGTAGAGCAGGATGCTCACTGCGGAACAGACAATGTCCTGCCCCTTCGGTGCGTAGCCTGCGTGGCCCCGTGCGGTCACCACGCCGTATCTGCTCTCTACCTCTATCATCTCGGCGAACTCCCGCCTTCAGCCGCCGCATACGCCTTGTCGAGGTATGCGTTCCCGGTCATGGCGGTCTTGATGCTGTCATCCGGTAGGTCTACCGGCCCGCCGCCGCCTTCCGGGGCCGCTCCACCCATCATCGCCGGGTCCATGCCGAGGTCCTGTGCCATCTGCAGGTACAGGGCCGGGGAGTACTTCGCCGCCAACTGGAGCGCAAGCATCAGATACTTCTGCAACTTGGCGTTCTCCGCTACCTTCTGCTTCACTTCGTCCTTGCCCTTGAAGTCCATCATCTCGAGCATGGGCATGATTTGGTCAGCCATCTGCGGGTTGAACGCTCCCAACTGGTACAACTGGATAGCCAGTTCGTTGTACGAAGCGGTCTTGTACTGGGCTTCCTTCTCGACTTCCACATCGATGTCGAACACGGGCTTCCTGTACCCCATGTCGATGCCGAAATCGGTCCCCTGCTCCTGCGGCTTGATGCCCGAATTGTCGAAGGTCTTGAACACGGGCTGTCCGTTGCTCCCCAAGATACGGAACTGACGGGGGATATCGTAGAACTGACGGATGAGTTCGATGCAGAGGTTGATGACCTGTGCGAACGCCCGGTACGAAGCGGATATCATGTCCCGGCTGATGCCGTTGCCCGCTTCCTGCAGGGCCGCTATGGCACTTGCCGCCGTCACGCTCTGTGCGGTACCGCCGTTATTCACATCTCGGTTGCCCGCTACCTGCTTCAGTTCGTCTATCTTCAACTGCTTGAGGTTCACGAATATCTCCCCAAGCCCGGTTCCTGTCACCGGCATGATGCTTTCATCGGTCAGACGGCCCTGCACATGGATGAAGGACTTGGTCATGTCGCCGTACTCTTCCTCGTTCACACCGCCGTCAGCCCGGATGAACCACCGGGGCGCGGCGTTGGCGAGCATATTCTTCAGCAGGGCGTTGTCCATGAGGTCGATGTACTTCTGCGGGTCCTTACACAGGTCCACATACCCGAATCCGCAGTTGGGATAGCCCTCTTCCGGGAACAGCGGGTCGAAGATGAACGGGTACATCCCGTGGTCGTACAGGCCCGTCTCTGCCATGCTCTGCCCGGTCGGCATCTCTACCATGATTCCGGTCACCGGGTCGGGCTTCTGCTCCGTCTTCGGCTCGGTGTCGTTCTCCGTGGCGTAGAGCAGGTACTCGTCCACATACTTGGCGAAGTGAAGGATGTCCTTCCCGTTCACCTTCCTGCGGTAGTACACATCCACGACCTCGGACTTCTGCGTGGTATCTATGGTGTCATCGTAGACATACCGGGTCAGATGGGTCGTGCCTATCTTCAGATGGCCTTTCAACTGCGGGTACTGCTCCTCGAGGACTTCGTTGTCCACCAGTTTCACTTGGAAGACATACCGGGAGTCCTGTATGTCCGTCACGCCCGGTTCCCAAAACAGGTTCAGTATCTCCACCTTCTGAATGGAGATGTCGCCAAGCCCGCCCAGTTTCTCCGGGTCCCAATACACTCCGTATACTCCGGTACCGGACTTCAGTTTGTACCACCAAACATCCGACCACACTTGGTCGAACCGGTTCTGCTGAAGGATGACCGGCAGGATGTCAGACAGGCTGTTTGCCGTGTCGGCGTCATCCGGTTCCCTCGGAAGGCACACGGGCTGTGGATAGTTGTCGCAGGCGTCCGAATGCTTCGCCAAGATGACATTCACGAGCCATGCGGACGCAGGCTCCGGGTCCCCGACATCCCGCTTCCGTATCTGCTCCCAGTGACGGAGTTTCCACGCCTGCTCGGCGTCCACAATGCGGGTTTCAAGCGTCTTCTTCCCGGACTTGTACTTCTCCAGTATTCCCTGCCACCTTCTAATGGTGTTCACATCCACCTTCCCGGTGTTCAGAGCGGCGTCAAGCCCGTCCTGCTTCTCCGGGAGAGGGGTATTCATCATGTCCATATGGTCACATCCTTATCTGTCAAAGTGGATGGCCCCGTATCTCCGGGCCTTCTTCTCCGTGTACTGGTTCAGCGGGTCGGCCCACGGCATCGGCTCCGCTTCGTTCTTCCTCGGGCTGATGGGGGATTCCATCATGACATACCGCCACATATCGTAGATGTGGTCTTCCTGCTCGGTGTTGATGTCCTCGACCTTCTTCTCATCGTATATCAGCATCGGTATGGTGCGGATGAAGTTTCGACAGGTGCTGAACACTTGGAACATCGGGAGTCCTTCCTCATCAAACGCCAAGCGGTAATGGCACTGCATCTTCCCTGCCAACCGGGTGTGGTCGCCGGGATACCATGAGATGTAGTTCGGGTGCCGGGCCATCAAGTCTGCGATGCTCTCCCCGTGCGATTCATCGAAGATGGCAGGGTCGGCGATACCGATGATATCCCGTCCCCGGAGCAGTGGATGGTCTTCCTCATACCGCTTTATCTCGGCGGCTATCTCGGCGGGGTTCATCCTCACGCCCTCGTTCGGCGTCCCGGTGCATCCGTAGTACTCGGCGATATGGTATATCCTGCCTTCCTCATCAGCCACGAACCACCCCACGGCGAAAGGCCGGGAATATCCGAAGTCGAAGCCCCGCCAACACTTCCAATGGGCGGGTGGGTCGAAGGGTTCGATGACATGGGTCCAACGGCGGTCGGCGTAGTGCGCTGTGTCGTTCTTCCACTCCCGGAACACCTGCCCGGAGAATGAGTCCCAATCGCCGTAGAGCAGGGCATCCCTCTCGGCCTGTGGAAGCATGGCAAGGTTGCCAAGGTAGTTTGGGTCGGCTTCGAGCAGGGCGGCGTTATCGAAGACGGTAGCCGGGATGAACACCCGGTCACGCTTAATCTCCACCGGGCCGTCCGGTCCTTGTACGGTCATAGTTTCTATAATAGGTGTCATCGGCGGTGCGGGCGTGATGAATCGGTCTTTGACCCATCCGTGCCCGATGCCGCCGGGGTTGGTCGTGGCCCGCATATACACTCGGGTCTTCTGACCGGACGGGTCACGGCTCGGTCGGTTGCGGGAGAACATATACGAATACTCGTCCCATGTGAAATGGGTCAGTTCGTCAAACCCGATGAAGTCGAACCGGAGTCCTTGATAGTTGGTTCGGTCGGTCGTGTGTTGCATCGACCCGAAGCGGACACGGGCACCGGACGGGAACTTCCATACATGGGCTGATGCGTTGTACACGGCCCCGGGGAAGGCGGGCTTGTAGATAGCCATCGACCTATCGACCAGTTCGGTCAGTTGGGGATATGTCTTTCGGAGTATCAGCCCTCGGTAGTTGGGGATGTGGACCTGCCGCAGGGCTTCTGCCAGTAGGGCATCAGACTTCCCGCCACCTGCCGCCCCGCCATACAGGACCTCATACTCCGGTCGGCTCATGAACGCCGCCTGCTTTGCCTGCGGGGACCATACCGTGTTACTCATCGTCTGTATACCCTATAGGGGTATCCTCGGCAGGCACAGGGGCTGTCTCTCCCGGTATCTCGACAGCAGGGATGACCACCACGCCTGTGTCTGCGTCCTCATCCCCTGCTTTACCTTTAATAAGAGAATCAATGCGGGCAAGCATCTCCTTTGCCGTCAGCCCGTTGTAGGCACCTGCGACAGCCTGTAGGTCCCGGAGAGAGGTAGTGTACTGTCTGATGCCCTGTGCATCCTTCGGATTCAGAGCCAACATACCCGATTCGACCTTATCCAAGCCCGACCGGACGATACGCAGACACTGGTCCCGGATGATATCGACCGGGTCCTTATCCCGGAGTTCATCATCGCTGAAAGTCTCGAGTGGCTCCGTGAGATAGGGATTGTACTTCCTCTTGAGCCTGTCATCGTTCCATTTATATCTCTTCGCATGGTTGCCCAGTGTGTTTCGGTTGATGGCGTACCGCTTTGCTATATCAGACAGCGACATCCCGTGATTTACATAGTCATCATGCATTGCCGCCCAGTTCACCTGTAGTGCCTTTGCCATAGTGCATCACCGGATACAGGATACCTTTATAGGGAGATATGATGTAACCCCATGAGCCAATCGTGGCCTATGGGGTCGTGTCATCGTATTTCCGGTCGGTGAGCCTATACAGACAGCAGGTGGTGTACTGATCACAGCAGTACCTGCGTGAGTATGCCCTGCGTCCGTCCGCATCGTCAAACGCTGTGATGATAGTGGTACGGGCGATATCGGTCCACCCTTCGCAGTGAATGCGTGACGGGTCCTGTCTTACGAAGTACGGACACAGCACCAGTTTGTCATCGTAGTTTCGAGCCATCGGACCACCCTTTCGATTGGTTACAAAATATTACAAAATGATTCCAAATAGTTCCAGTTTGCATTTTGCCCTCTTGACAAGGTACCTTGTCTCCCTTATAATGGAAAGTGAGGATAGTCCTCACGGCCCCCTTCCTGCGCAGGTCGAGCGATGCTCCCGGTGGGGCGGGCGGTCATGTACCTTGACAAGTCAATGAGCGGCAAGTAAGACCTACCGGGGCTGTGCAGTATTGGTCGCCCCGGTCTGACCCACCAATCGCCAAGACCGCCTTCGGGCGTGAGCGATGCGATGACCCGCCCCGGCGAATGGGGCGGTGAGCAGGGGGTGCAATAGGCAAGGGCTTCGCCCGGGAGTAACTCCCCGGCCCCGGCTCTCCTGCTTCGGCGGGGGACCGGGGGACCACCGGAGAGCGAAAGCGGGTGGGAGATAGAACCGACACCGGATTTCCTTTCAAATAGTCGAAACTCGGAGAGTCCACCGGAATCGCCACCCGGTGCTGATGATTGACAGGCGAGAAAGGAAATGAGCGTATGTATTTCAAGAACACCATCACCAATTTCAAGAAGGTCAAGATGACGGTGGATAAGGACTTCACCACTGTGAACGCCGTATCCAAGGTCAAAGAGGAGTGGCGTGAGTTCCAAGAGCAGATGAGCATGGATGAAATCATTCGTGACTTCGTCAAGGCCTGCCGTGACAACGGCATCAAGGTCCCCTACGGTCACTTCGATTGCATCCTGTGTGATGTCGAGGGATTCGCCGACCACTACTGGCCTTCCCACTTCCGGTTCAACATGATTCTCACGAACCACACGCACCGCATGATTGCCTGCTCCTTCTACTTCGATGTGGGCGAAGGCATCAACGCTGACAAGGTCCTGCTCGATGCTGAATCGTTCGAGCGGGTCGAGGATGAGAAGAAAGAAGAGGTGATAGCATGAGCCTTCGGAAAATCACGCCGTGTGACTTGGACGGCATCTGCCCCTACAACAGCGAAACCTACGGGTCCTGCGAATACTGGTGCGGGGCTGACGAACCCTACGATGAACCCGATATCGATGACGATGATGAAGGAGAGGAGAACTGAACATGAACAGAATCAGACGCAAGCAGATAGACGCCATCCTCGAGCGGCTCGAGGATATCCGAGCGGACCTCGAGTCCGTCCTCGAAGAGGAAGAAGAAGCCCGTGACAACATCCCGGAGTCCCTCATGGACACGGAGCGGTACGAGAAGGCCGAGGAAGCCTGTGACAACCTCGATAATGCGGTGTCCTCTTTCGAGGAACTCATCGAGTACTTGGAAAACGCAAAGGAGTGAGACACAGAGCGGTGGGGCCGCAATAGTGGCCCCTGTAATGTGGCAGGTCCGGTCGCAAGCCCGGACATCACTAATTGGTGTCCCAACAGCCAGTAAGTGGGGAGAAGGGAAATGAGCATATGTCTAAATTCGATGTCTACACAATGGTCACGGACCGCATCATCGCCGAACTGGAAAAGGGCAACATCCCGTGGCGTAAGCCGTGGGTCGGAGTCAAGTCCAACCGGAAGAACGCCGCCATCAGCGGCTCGACCGGGAAGCCCTACTCCATCCTCAATCAGATGATGCTCGGTAAGCCCGGTGAGTGGTACACCTACAAGCAGGCCACGGAGCGGGGCGGCAAGGTCCGCAAAGGCGAGAAGTCCTCGGTCGTAGTCTTTTGGAGTCAGTACTCCAAGCAGGTGGTCGAGGATGACGAGTCCGGGAACCCGGTCATCAAGGTCAAGCCCATGTGGATACTCAAGTACTACAATGTCTTCCACATCGACCAAATCGAAGGACTCACGCCCCGGTGGGATAAGGACGATGAGGTCATCGACCCGGAGTCCGTCCCGACCCCGTGTGAGGAAGCGGATGTCATCGTGAGGGGCTACCTCACCGCTTCCGGTGTCACCCTGCATCATGTCCGGGGCGACAGGGCCTTCTACAGGCCTTCCGATGACAGCGTCACGGTCCCGGAGATGTCCCAGTTCAAAGAGTGTGCCGAGTACTACTCGACCCTGTTCCACGAACTGACCCACAGCACGGGCCATGAAACTCGGCTGAACCGCCATTCCAAGACGGCCTTCTTTGGGAACGAGGAGTACTCGAAGGAAGAACTGGTCGCCGAGATTGGTGCTTCGGCCCTCGTGAACTACTGCGGACTTGAGTCCGAGGGTAGTTTCAAAAACTCTGCCGCCTATATTCAGAGTTGGCTCAAGGCCCTCAAGAACGACAAGCGGCTGATAGTCTCCGCTTCGGCGAAGGCTGACAAGGCTGTGGACCTCATCCTCGGATGAGGTTCCCGGCCTATCGCAGAGTGACCGCCCTTCGGGGCGGGTAATGCGGGAGTCCCGGTCACAACCCCGGGCATCGCAAATAGCCGCCCACAGGCAGATATGTGGGAGAAGGGAAATGAGCATATGACAACCAACGATAGAAAAGAGCGGGCCAAGATGGTGTGTGCGATGGAGTACATCGCCCGGCAGGTCAATCACGAGGGAGTCTTCGAGCACTGGCTCATGAACGGCGTAGCGGACGGCGATATCGACCGTGGCTGTTTCGATGACAACGACACCCTCGATTACTATGTCGAGGACAAAGACACCTTCGCCGACCTCATGCAGACTTTCCTCGAGGTGATGTACGGGGCCTATAAGGACGGCGGTCTGTACTGCAACGGGGTAGTTTCCCACACCGCCGCTTGGTGGGACCGGGACGAGGACGAGGACGAGGACGATGGACTTGTGACCATCAAACTCCCCCGCCTCGATGTATGTAAACTCATGCTGTCCTGTACCAGTATCGCCTGCGAAGCCCGGTACGAGATGGAACACGACACCAACTGCCCCGACCACCGAAGGACTCATGTCCTTCCCGAAACCATCAAGATGTGGGAGTCCCTGCACGACAAGGTCGCAGAGCAGTTGGACGCCTACGATGAAACCCACAAAGCCTAACACAGAGCGGTGGCCCTGCAACAGCGGGGCCTGTAATGTGGCGTCTCCGGTCGCAAGCCCGGAGAAGGCACTACTCGGTAGCCCACCGCCTAAAGGGGGAGAAAGGAAATCAGAGCCTATGCGTAACGGAAGCAGAATGACCTACAGTGAGATGGAACGCATCATGTTCCAGTACAACAGCGACCACCCGGAGAGGATGGAACACGCCGACCTTCGGGCCGTCATCGTCTTCTCCCCCGACAACTGGACGGAGCCGTACACCGAAGAGCAGAGGTCCTACGAAGTCTGCAATAATAACAGGGGCTTTCAGCCCGGCAAGATTGCGAACTCCGTATACGGCTACTGCATCGATGGCTCCGACCCCGGAGTCAGACTCGATTGGTACAAGTGGAAACCGGAGTACTGCTACTTCCCCGGCTACAGCAAAATCGAAGAGGGGGTGGTCGAATGACCATCCGCTACTACACGAAGGCCGACCCGAAGTACTTCGACAGGAACGGCGAGGAAATCCTTGAAGGCGACCTCGTCATCATGGACGGCAAAATCAAGAAGGTCTACAGGACCGAGGACGGATACCTCGGCACGGACGCCACGAACCCCAAGTGGATTGAAATCGGCAGGGCCTGCGAGTGCGAGTACGGCGTCTACCCGTTCGAGGAAACCGATGACCCGGTCATGTGGTATCAGTTCAACGGAGAGGGGGTGAAAGCATGAAGTACTGGGCTTTGTTTAAGGACCCCAAGGCCGAAAAGAAGGAGATAACAAAGGAACAGGCGAGAGACTGTCTCACGGACTATTGGAAGCCCGAATACCTCGCAGACTTGTTTGACAACAACAAGGAGTTCCGTCTTTGGACTTCGTTCTACGATGTGTGGACGGAGAACGACAACGGCATGGTCCCGGCACCCGGCTTCTACGGAGAGGTCGGTTAATCAATCGCAATCGCAGGCGGGTCCCCCGGTTCTCCGGGGGATAAATGCGGCGGTCCGGTCCGTAGCCCGGACATCGCTATGGTGCCCCCGACCTAACAGGGGGAGAGAGGAGATAGCATATGGCAAGGCATGAATGGTTGGTCCGTGTCGATAAGAACGGCACGGAGATTTGGGCCACCGACACCTGTCAGCGGTGCGGTGGGCAGGGCGGTCGTGACGAGTGGGCCTACACTGGTAGGGTCTGCTACGAGTGCGGTGGGTCCGGTCACTCCAAGGTCCGCACTTGGAAGGTATACACCCCGGAGTACGAAGCGAAACTCGCCGAACGCAGAGCCAAGCGGGAAGCCGCACGGCAGGCCAAGTGGGAAGCGGAACACGCCGAGGAAATCGCCGCCAAGAAGGCGAAGGAAGAAGCGGAACGCCTTGAGCGGGAAGCACGGGAGAAGGCCGAAGCGGAACGCAAGGCCCGCAGTAAGTATTATAACTGCGAGGTCGGCGACCGCATCACGGTCGATGCCGTGTACGAAGGGTCCCCCTACTTTGAGCGGCGTCCCTTCGGTGCATGGCCCGGCTCCTACGAAATGGAGCGGGTCTACATCCACAGGTTCCGGGTCGGCGATGCCCTGCTGATTTGGAAGTCCACATCCTTTGGCGGCATGGTCGCCCTCGGTGTTGAGGAAGGCGACAAGGTATCCATCACCGGCACCGTGAAGGAACTGACCGAGTACAACGGCGAGAAGCAGACTGTGCTTCAGCGGTGCAAAGTGAAGGGGGTGCCGGCATGACTTGGTGTAAGGCTTGGTACAAAGACCCGACCGAATGGAACCCCATTCGGGCCTGTGATGTCTACAAAGGCTACAGCAGAAAAGATGCCCTTGATGTTGCGAAGTACTACGCAAAGCAGGAGCAGAAAACCGTCATCGTGAAGTGTGAGTTCCCCTGCCGCCGTGGTGGGTTGACCGCTGATTGGTACGATGTCCACCCGGACGGCACGGTGATTCAAACCGGAGAGGGGGTGAGATGATGAAGTACTTCCGCTATAGCAAACTGTCCGACAAGACTACCGAGATTACCCCGGAGCAGGCACACGAAGAGTTGTCCACCGCTTGGAAACCGGAGTTCGTGGACTACATCTTCAAGAACGATGTTCACTTCCGGTTGTTTACCCGGTTCGGCGACATTTGGACAAAAGACAAAGGCATGGTCCCGCAGGCCGGGTTCTATGGCACCATCGAGGAAGTCCCCGAGTTTGATTGACGCAGAGGGGTGGGTGGCCCGGTTGGTCACCCTGTAATGCGGCGGGTCGGTCCCAAGCCCGACCAGTTGCTCGGTGTCCCACAGCCATTAAATGGGGAGAAAGGAATAGAGCAATGGCAGAGATTTCTAGGGAAGAGCGGATGGTAAAGACCATCTCCGATGCCGTAAACAACTTCGGGTTCGATGTGGACAAGTTCCTCAACGCAATGGGGCGGGAACACCGCTACCTTCAGAACCTGTTCTTCCTCGACATCGTGTGTGAGTTCATCCGCTACGCCGGGTCCGATGACTACGGCTATGACGGCAGGAACGAGTACACCCACGAGATGTGCAAGCGGCTCATCCCGGTCCTCAACGAGGGGGTGAGATAATGACGCATGAGATGTACTGGAACCTGTGCGCTTGCGGGGAGATTTCCCCGCAGGCGTACCACAAGTGGGAAGGCGGCGAACGGTGGTCGGTCGAGTCCTTCGAGTTTGACAACCGCTACTGGTACCGGGTGCGAGTCGAGAGCCACGAATGCTTTCGGTCGTTTCTCATCTCCTTCGTTTACCCGGAGATGGCAAACGCTTGGTTCCGTAAGCATTTGCATT